TATCCGTACTGACTCGAATTATTTGGCAATCATTAAATGTAAGATTGGGGCGTACTGGTATTATAGGCTCTGTATACTTTACTTGAACACCAGAACATCCAATTAAAAGTACCAGCAATGCAAGTGCGAATCCAGTTAAAACACAACTTATTATAAAATTTTTCATTTTAATCCCACAAGCTCCTATAATATTTACCAAACAACTCTAAACCTTCTTGTATTCTATTATTTTCTTCTATTGTATCTACACCCTCTTTTTCATCCAATACAGCTTCAAAACTCCATATCATTTTATTTAGGACATCATCCCATTGCTTTTCTGATAAATCACCAGGATACCCATGAAGTTTTTTCTTAAACTGTTTCAATGCAGGAAGAATAATTAATGCTAATGTATGATCTAAATTCCATGTATCATACTTATCTATCCTGACGTTGACTGCTCTGTTTTTTCTGTGTGGCCCAATATATACTTTCATTTACTTCTCCATTGTTTTTGCATATTCATTCCAAAATTCATCGTGGCATGGACAAATACAACCTCCTAAACATAATTCATCTTTATCTTCATCCCCACACTTTAAACAATATGCTCCAGGCCATCCGCTCCACCAATGTTCATCGGCATTTTCACCATGCAAAGATTTATTAGTAGGGCAAGATTTTTTTTCTAATTGAAAACAAGTTAAAATGTGTTTATCCATGTCTACACTCTTGGCTACAATATAATATTCTGGGTAGTCCTAACCCTGCTACAGTTAAATTCTCAAGATCAAGAAACTTTCCTTTCCTTAATCTCTTGGCAATAATTTCTTTCACATGGTAGCTTCTGTAATGTACTTTTTTGCAAGTTCTACAAATATAAGCTATTTCTATAGGCTTATTTAAATTTACATTACTCATTTTTTACCCCAATTCATATCTATCCCATGAATTTTCTTCTGCTAATCGTCTTACATAATCCATAAATAATCTAATTTCCAATCTATGTGGGAGATAATTAACAACAGCAAATTCAGGTGTAAGACTACCATTATAGGTAAACAATAAACCCTTTTCCGTATCATAATATTGAATACTAATTTTTTCCATTAAGAGTGATCTCCACGATTTTTCCATTCATCATTAAAATCCTTGGATTCTTTTGCTCCTTCTACAGATTTAAATTTCTCGGTGTAATCCTTCTCAATCTCCTGGTGTTTCTCTTGTATCTTCTCCTTGTTCCTCCTGATTCCCAACTCCCTTTCCATCTTCCTTGTTTGTGATTTCAGATAAATCAATCGCAACCAGATTAAAAGTAGTCCCAGTCCCACTATAATCTTTTTCCAATACTTCCTCAGAAAGACCAAAAGTTCTAAAAAACTTAACATATTTTCTAATCACCCCCCTTTGATTTTCAGCAATAGTGTTTAATGTCAGTTCGTTTCTTTCTAACCTTTCCACCAATGTTAATATTGAAGATATTTGATGGATATAATCTTTTCTATTCTGGCAACCTTCCTCAAATGATTTAGAAAGATCATAATTATATTCCCATGTGTGTAAAATAGTATACCTAAAGTAATGTTCTACAATCCACTTGATCCTGAATTTTAACAAATCCCATATATTCATATTTTCCCCTTCTCAGATAAGATATATCCTAACTGAAATCCTTCCATGAAGATGCCCTCCATACATACCACACGATCCCTTAAACATTGAAACATATCTTTCATATCAGGGGGTGTGTTAAGACTATATTTAAACCATAACATACCAGTAATCTTACTTTCAAGATCATTCAATATATTTATGGTAATTTTCTTATCAAACGGTATAGCTGGTGAATGATGTTCTCCAACAGGTATATTTACACTCATTCAATATCTCCCTCACACCAAGGGCAGTCAATGTATGGGCAAGGCTTCATTATTTTATGGTAGTTGGCTTCTGGTTTACTTACAAAATTTGTATATTCTTTCATATCAGAAAACAAACTATAGAAACTTTGTTCAGGGTCATCTCTATATTTTTTAAAATACATCAGATATTTTTTAGCTGGCTTTCCCATTACCCCTCCATGCTATCAAACATTCTTTCAACTCCCTAGCCCCCAACACGAATGCAGCGAATGTAACAAAGGGCCATGAATCTAACCCATCAATTAAATACAATGTAGTAACCCCAATCAACATAAGATTCTTGAATGATGTTAAACTTATCAATAGATATTTAAATCTATTGTTAATTAATTCCCCCAACGGTATTACATAATAATTTTTCATTCATACACTCCCGTTATTCTAAAATTACCATGATGCCCGTAAACGAACGGACATATCAGATGTTCTCCCTTTATAGTAACAAAATCATCATATCTGAGGTCTTTTGCCATTTCTACAGCACCTGATAAAGATTCTGCATCTATGACAATACTACAAGTTATTGTTACTTCCGCCATAACATTAAATGAGCTTATTTTTTTCATAATTTGAACTCCCGAATTTTAATATTCTAAATGTTACGTGCCCAAGATAGAATGTTAACATCCACCTATTAATTTTATGGTAGGAAAATTCAAATCCAAAATTCACATAGTCGGTCTTCTTATATCTGTAAGTATGAGTAGTCAAATATTTGAAATTTTTTACTCTTAACATTACCTGACCTCCACACAAACATAGACATTCAATACTTTTTCTGCCCTTATTTTAACACACTCTCGTCTCATCTTCATCAGGTCTGGTTTGTGGGCACAGCTAAGAATAAATATACTTCCTACGACCACGCCAATCAACTTGTAGTATAGTTTTCTTTGCATTTTTTATAGATACCCTTTGTTCCTCTGCCATTAATTTAGGACTGCTTTTATGTAATGCCTTAATTATTTGACTGAGTTTCCTATGATCTGATTTCTTTTTATCACGATTGCTCATTTACTTCTTTGAATGCCTCCAATAATTGTGATGCCTTCCCTTTTGTTGGCCTATCATCAATCAAATTACCATTCGCAATAGCATCTAATACAATCCCGCATCCTGCTCTAATATGTGCTAAGTGATGAATCCCACTATCAGATGCCAAATCTTCCCCATCAAGATAAGCAAGCCAATGCCTCATTATAGCAGCTAGATAGATAGATAATTGTATCTGTCCTTCTCTCCAATTATAAGGGCCATATCCAGTAGTGCCATCCGCTCTTTTGGTCAGATATGCTCCAAATTTCATAGCCATAGCTTCTTGAATGATGGCTACAGGGGGAATTAAATTAACAGGTACTTTTTTAACCCCCAATAAATCTTTTGGGTTTGTTTTATCTGGATTAAACATAATGTCCCCCCGGCTCTCTGGAAGGTTCCTTTTCATCTAATGCCCCAGGGAAAAATTTATCTATCTTCTCAAACAGTTTATCTATATTTAACATAAATTTTTGTTCATAAATTATTGGGTCTTTCTGTAGCCCACCGGACTTTTGAAGTATATTAATCAGTGTATCTAAGGCAGACAATTCTTCAAAATCAAGAACAAAAACTGTAGGAGCCTGATCTGATTTGTGAAACACGAAAGCATATTTTTGATCTTGTAAAATCAATTCTAATTGTCTCATTTCATTCCCCACCTTATCTATTTATAATCTTTTGCATCTTTTAATTCTTGTGTAGTAAATTTTTGCTCTAACTTTTTGTAACAACTTTCCCAATCAGGGAGTATTTCATCCACTAAATGATGAAAGATATGTTGTGGATCACCAACAATCCATACTAATTTAAGATGAAATTGTCCTAGAGCCAATCCTAATTCTACTGCTTTGCCTGTACTTATTCCTTCTGCATCCATTATAAATAAATCGCAAGATAATACTTCGGCTCTATCTTTATCAGCTAATTTTCTGCCCCATTCACATGCTGTCAAAAAATCAGGCTTGACAGTTTCATCAATCCAAGAAGAAACTATAGTATGTCCCATAGACCATAATTTATCTCTGATAGGACGCATCTTTAATCTATTAGTAAAACTAGCTGAAAGATATACTTTCATTTCGCATACCTTTCTTCTAATTTCTTTAAATTATTTTTGGCAACATCATCCAAACGTAAATTAAACCTCTCAGCAAGTTGAGCAATATACCACAATACATCACCTAATTCGCCCTCTATCTTCTTCCTATCTTCTTCTGTTACTATTCTTCTATCTCTAACTATCTTTTTTATAATTTCCAATACCTCTCCAGTTTCTCCTGACAAACCCAAAGCTGGATATAAAAATGTATATACTGGAAAAAATTGAAAGTCATGACTATGTTCATACTGTTGTTGTACGATAGCAAAATCAGGATATTGAGCAGTATCTTCTGTCTTATCTTGATAATCATTAAAGTTCATTAGAATGATTTCCTTAAACTAAACTTGCTATTTGCCTCTTTCAATTCCCACCCTTCTTCTAGCCATTCCTTGATTATGATTAAATTATTTTCATTCATTTAATCATCCCTTCTTTTCTTGTCATCTTTATCGTCTTTGTCCCCTTTTTCACACTTTACCATAACCGGCAGAACAAATTCTTCTTGGTGTCCATCGGGGTAAATCAAAAGAACGGACTCCGGTGTTATGATGATTTCAGTTGCTCCTGGTACTACAATTGTGGTATCAACATCCCCACAACCCATCATAATAAACACAGCTAATAGCAATAATTTTTTCATTCAAGTACCTCTCGTCTCAATTTTTCAAGTCTGTTTAACCATCCTTGTAGAAAAACTTTCTGACTTGGATTTGTTTTGACTATCGCTTTATAAAACTCATATCGTTTTTGTAAATACGTCATTACTAATGGTTTTTCCCCTCGGTGTTTTATATCATGTTGTACAGCAAATATTGTTTTAGGGCCTATAATTCCATCAGGGAAAACACCAACTATAGATTGAAGAAACTTTACTGCCCTGGGAACTCCATGATTAATTGCTGAGTCAAAGTGAACCAACGAGAGTTTATCGGGCAAAAGGTTAGCACCTGACGGTTCCCAGTAATCTCTAAGATAAATGGTTCTTGCATCTTCTTTCGTGAGAGAGGGAATATCGAGATTTGGGTATTGATTCTTAGATATACCCCATTTCGTTTCGCCTCCCTTGTCTTTAGGGTGATTTGCATACCCACCTTCCTCTCCTATTGTGAATGCAAAGCATTTTTCAAAACTCATTATTATTAATACTCCTATGATTAATATTAATATCTTAATTTTCACCGATCAACTCATCTATTTCTGCCACAATCTTTTCAAAATCATGGTGAGGAACTGTGCCCTCATAATCCAAGAAATTCTGTATTGTGTCTCGCCATTCTTGTAGTAACTCAGAGTCCATCAATATATCCATGTTATAACCCCAATGCTCTCTCTCTTTTTAGATATTCTACCACACTTAAAGCTGTTTCTAAAGTATTTCCTGCCACTCTAAAATTGTTACAGTGATAACAAAGTAACCCTCTTACTCTTTTGTTTTTATGATCGTGGTCTACGTTCACCCTTCTATGTTCAAACAATATTCCACAGACTGCACAACAATTTTTCTGAGCAGATAACATTTTTTTAAACTGCACTAAATTTATAGCATACCTTTTTTTTAATGTCCAGTTTTTTTTCTTGTCTGCATTATTGTATGGCATCTTTTTTTGTTCCCCACTCTAATTCTTTTATATTTTCTTCCATTTCAATTGGGTCGCCAAAACAATATTTATCTCTAAAAGTACAACTCTTACAAAACTTCTTGTACTCGGCTGATCCTGTATCTAGTGGTGGGGGTAATTCTTTTCTATTAAAAAGTCTTCTTATTTCATCCCACCAATCATTTACTTCTTTCAATAATTCTTCTGTTACAGCTACTCTAAACACTTTCAAGATGGCAGATTCTTTAGAGATATATGCTATCACTAATTTATCTACTCTGTACTTCTTATTTTTAATCCAATATGTTATTGCCTGAAATACATGGTGATGATCGGGTTTCTTTGATTTCAATATCTTGCTCCATATCCCACCATCCGTAACAGTTTTCAATTCGTTTAATTCATTAAGACCATTATCATCCCTTAATATAAAATCAAACTTTGCCCCTATATCATCATCATATTTACTTACATATTCTTCTGCTGCAACTAACCTACCACTTACTGTCCTTAAAAGAGTTACTATAGCGTTATGGAAAATTTCTCCAATCCAGAAAACACGCTTAGTTCTTGGGTCAATATCATCTTCCTTAGCATTAATCCGGTTTAGTATGGTAGCTCTTTTACAAAATCCAGCATTAGAAGCAGCAAACTTTACTTTATCTTTTCTTCTGGCTTTTCTTTCTTCATATCTTAAATTAATAGCTTCATCAAGTATCTGTTCTAGGAGACTCCAAAATTTTTGTTTGGCCATTAATCATCCCATTCCTTCTTTTAGTGTCGGCACATACAACTAAGTGCCTACATTTTCTGTTATTACCTTGTTGACATATTGAGACAGGTGGCTGTATCTTTAGAGGCTTACGACAGCATTTCCTCTGTCTGCTCCAGCTATATACCCTACAGCTAGGTAGGTGTCTATTCGACCCCTTTTTAGCAGCACCCGTCATCTTTGTTTAGTCCGTTGCTTCTGGATTTGGATTTAATACTTCTTCTACCTTAGCAGCATCTTCCTGGTTTACTACCTCTACATTCCCAGTAGAGATATATCTGAATAGATGATCTGCCAATGATACAGTTTTGTTCAGAAGAACATCCAGACTTGTAACCTTTTTGGAAGCAGGATGATTATAATACCCTAGAACAAGATCGCCAGAGACCTTTAAAGCCTCACGCCTATCAACTGAGCTATAATCAGCACTACTAAATGATTTGGTTGTGGGAGTACCAGCCGGAGCAGCCGGAGCAGGAGGCGCAGAAGCAATCTTGGTTAAACTATCTATGTTGTTGTACCCTTTTTCATTCTTGTGGGATGCAAATTCTACTGTGTCCTTCTCCACTACCCCTGAATCCGTGAGCAGCTTATTGGTAAAGCCTAAAGAATACCAAGCTCCTGAGATTAATAGTGAGTGGGCTGTCCTCGCCCCGTTCGCTGTATTTACCACCTTCTGATTAATCTTCTCTACTATTCCTTGCATTGATTTTCCCTCTCTTTGTGATTTTATTAACCGCATTCCATTAATAAAAACATTCCAATTGTACATATACCCGTTTGCATGGTATGGAATGTATTCTCTGACCTTCATATATTAATTATATCATATCCAAAAGGCCAAAGTCAAGTTTTTCGATATAATTCTGAAAATATTTTAGTCATCTGCCAGGTCGCATTTAAAATCAGAATCTTCTGTACTCAAAAATCTTTCTATTTGAGATTCCGTCATATAAACAGTATAAACATTTGTATAATCATCATATCCCACTGGTACTACAAAGAGACATTTTAATCTCGGCTCTCTATTCTTCATCATATTTTCTCCATTTCGTACAAGTTTCTCCCTATTTTGTGTTCAGTATTGTACTTAACTTTCAATTCTACCCCAAAAAACCTATGAAAATGTTCAGCAAAGTTACCATACTCCTTCTTAACTATCTGAATAACCTCATCTTTTTCTTCTGGATGTATGTCAATAGTGAGATCGTCATGGCAATCTAAACATACATGACTGTGATATCCTTCTAATTTTTCCGATAGCACGATTGTCATAATCTTGTTATAATCTGTGCCTATTCCTTGTATCGGAGCATTCAGCCCTTCATTGTAATTATCTGTGTGTCTACCTCTATGGGTATAAGGATGCTCTACATACCTTTCATTCATAATTCTTGCTCCAATTATACTAAATAACTCAGATAATTCGGGATATCTAACAACTGTTAGGTCGTGTACAAATTCCTTCGCCTGGGGCCAAGTAAACCCATACTCTTGTACTAAGGTATACCCCCGGCCCCCAAATATCGTACTAAAATTAGCATTCTTGGCTCTAGTTCTGTCCGGTAAGAATTTAAATTTCTTTAGCGTAGCATCATGAATGTCATATCCCGACATAAGATCATCTGCTAACTTGTGCTTCCCTGTTACAATCCATACCAATTCCGCTTGTAGTAATGCTTCTAACCTTGACCAATCGTTTGATAATAAATATCCATCAGGAAATTTAGAAATAATGCACTTCTTAAATTCACTCGTTTCTTTCCTCGGCATCACCTGAATAAAATGCTCAGATAATCTCCCAGTAACAGTAGAGATAAAAGAATAATTAGGATAATAATATCCCTCAGTGAGCCTCGATCTGAACCCTTCATTATATGTCCCTATCTGTTTTGTACATGCTCTTAGTATTAATAATAACGCTGCCTCTTTCGATTCTTGATTCTCTGCTAAATCTTTTAACACAAGTTCATTCAGTTTTATATTCTTCTTTTCGGTCAATGGTACTTTAAAATATTTTTGGAAATATTCCTTAACAGACTTCGATGTATCACTATCCCAATCTAACTTGCTAGAATAATTTCTTAATTCTTCAAGTGTCTTGCTTCTCTTAGCTGTCCACATAGCTCCTTGTCTATCTAATTCATCGACATCTATCTTTATTCCTCTCATTTCGAGTGGGGTTAAATGTTTTACATACCCCATCATCATTTGAAATAGAGTCCACTTCCCAGTTCTTTTTAACGCCGACTCTGTTAAATCTTTTAACTGTTTAGTGAATATTAAGTCGTGTTTGTTATAAAGTTTCAGCCAATCTTCGTCATTCCAATATTCTTCTCTTTCAAAGTCTATCATCTTCTTGTAATTAGGATATTGATATAGTAACTTTGCCAAATTTTCCAGTTTATAACCATGACTGTCTAAATCTTCTCGAAGAATATGGACAGCTATTTGAGTATCATATAAATTCTCAGGCCATTCATCCCATTCAGGAAATTGTTTTAACAAACATTTCAGATCATACTTGATATTATGCCCTATTAAAAAATCATACCCTTTTAAAGTAGGGTATTCCAAGTCTTGAGATATTCCTTCTTCGTCTAAAAAACCATTGAATAGCACTTTAAACTTTGGCGAGTGGTGGTCTAGCCCTATGGTTTCGCAATCGAGTGTTATTTCCATACTAATCCGTGTAAGCCTCGACAATTTTCAGTTTATATGTTCTGTAATCTATTTCTTTAAATTCTTTCAACTGTGGCCCCGACCAACAAGTAGCATTTTTTACAAAACTATGTCCAAATCTTTGCACTAATTCTTTAATATCTTCTTCCTTTGGTTTATAATTCCCTTCTTGTAATCCTGTTGTGCTATCCCAATAATTTTTTACCGTAACGAGATATTCATATACACTATCAGCATACGCTCTTGGCTGTCCTGATCTTATTGTTTCTATTTCTATAATTATTTTACTCATTTCCAATAAAATCTCCCTTTCAGCGTTTCACAGTAAACTGCACCAAGTTCTTTTTCGACTGAAAACCAACAATCTTCATGAGATTCTGTTTTACTATTAGGTATTAGAAAACTTCTCCCAATCCAATACCCGTACCTACTATCCAGAAATAATCTATACAGACTTTTCTTGGTTTTGTAATAAAATTTATCTGGCTCTAGTATATCCGATGTAAATTCCCAACAATATAATCCTCTTTCCCATACCCCACTATATATCATATTATAACCAATTTTTTTATGTTTATTCGATAAGTGAACTTTTATACTATCCATTATTTTTTTAACCTCTTAATATATTCTGTAATAGTTTTATGATTTTCTTCGCTATTGCTGTCATACCCTCCAAAACCTACAGAAAATTTATCGGATTGGAGATATTCAAGAGAAGTTTCTTCGGGTTCAAATTGGTCTTCAAATCCATTGCAAGAACAATGACTGCCATGAACTTCATACAATTTTTTATCCTTCTTTCCTCTCAGTAAAAAGAAACCAGTAGAATCACATCCCCAACTGCCCACAGACTCATACGCTATTAGAATATCATATTTTCCTCTTATATCTGCATCAAAATTCTTATCTGAATACCATTGATCCCGAATGTGATCGTATATTTCTTTCAAATCTAAATCTTTCAAATCTTCTAAAAATAATCTATCCATTAAATACCCCCTTCGCCCAATCAACAGTTAGCTGTTTGAATAATTTTCTAGCCCTTCTTTTATTCTTCATTCCGGTGAACCAAACAGTCATTTCATCCTTATCTTTTATCATCCCGATACAGAGATTAATCACCATCAATTTAAACATCTTCGCCTCTGATAATCTATACTCCCGCATTTTATAGCACCAAGGTTCCTTGCTATCAGAATAATCTTTGAAGGTGATAGTAACGTGATCTAAAACCATAACATGACAGTTATTCTGCCTTGCAAGATTCCCAAGTTTCATCATCGTGTCCCTTAACTCAAATCTATTTTCATTCAATCCTCTTGATGATGGTATCCTGGCAAAATAATCCACAATTACTAGCCCTGGGTTTATTTCTTTGATCTTTTTTTCTATACTTTCTACGGTAGCAGGATGATATGTAGCATCGAGCAAGAAAACATCTGTCAAGGATTCTTCTGGATCAATGTTATGCCCATCATATCTTTCTTTCACCGATTTCAGTTCATCTTCATAAAAAACGTGTAGAACATTGTACCCGTTCTTAACTGCATTAGCTCCTATCTGGCAAGCAATAGTCGACTTCCCTGTTTCCTGCTCTGCTACAAACAGACTCAGTTCTTTTAATCCTAACCCACCATCAAGGTACTGATCTAAACTTTTTATGCCTGTGGGTATAACTTCCACCGGGGGAAAATCTATCTTTTTAATCTCAGAATATTTGTGAATATTGGTAGCGGGGGGAGGAATCGAAGCTCCATCTGTCAGCTTATGAGACTGATCGTCTACCATTGACTGTGCCCCGCTAGGTTCATATCTTGAAACACTTTTTGCTATACTTTCTACTTCTTTCTCTGATAATGGTGGATTGCAACTCATAAAATTTTCTTCTTTCAACGCTGCAAGTATAACAGGATACTCGAACCCTTTATTTCTCATTATTCCTGCTCTGGATGTTAGGTAAGCATTTCTCTTTCCTTCTCCAATCATTTGTATATCATAAGTTTTAGGAGAGTGAATAATAGGTTCTTCTAACTTCCACATTAATTCTTTAGGAAATTCTGCCAAAGGACATTCCCACGGTGCTATACTCCATGAGTAAGGTTTACCAGTATCAGGATGGATAGATGGGGGAGCAACTACATACCCATTATCTGACCTGACATCCACACCATCTGCTATTTTTCCTACAGAATTTTTAATTCCTTCCTGGTATTTAAAATAATAGTGCAATCCTTTTCCCGTCCTAGCTATAGGTGTATGAAAAGTGGGATCATGGGAAGTATAAAACCAATTATCAAATTTGTCTACATCCACTACAATTATTCCAGATACCTTGCCTGTTTGAATCCCTATATTCACACCTTCATTGGGAGTATATCCGAAACCAGGAATATATGCGATTGCATTATTCCAATTTTTTTCTATAGGTATTTTACCTCTTAATGCAATTAATTTCCATCCGAAGTTTTTGTATCTTTCGATATAGTTTTCTGACAATTATTTTTCTCCAAGTAATCTTTATCCTGTGTTATATATTCATTATACTTAATTATACCATATTCAAACCCTCAATGTCAAGTTTTTGGGGCTATTTTCAATATTTATTTTTGAACAACTTTCGCCATAACTCTTTCTTGACCATGATAAAGAATCTATCTATCATGTAACACTGTAATAATATTACATATAATAATATTATAACTAATACTGTATTAATATATATATATATACATATATGTTCTTTTATACTGTTATACATATTATTTATGTTTCCTTATCAAGTAGTATATACTAGTATAATATACTATACAGAATACCCCTATTATTAGTAATGTGATTATCATATGAATATATATTTATCAATATCCACTGTAGCATCTTCTTTCTTTATAAGTGGTGCTACGATTTTTTTCAGTAAGCTATCATATCCCCTATCTTGTAATTCTTCTTTGTCTTGTTTGTATATCACCAGTAAAGTAGGGTGATGTAAAAACCACCCACAATTTACACACTCTATGGTGTATATTTTCCCTTGTCTAGTTTTAAGCCAATATGGAGGTTTTAAAAACCCATTACATTTAGGACAATTCATTACAATCCTCCTTAAAAACATACCGAGCTTCATCTTCAACTGGTGATAAGATTAAACTCCACGAATGGTCATTTATCAAAAATCTCCAGATTCTTCCATACTGATCTATTGCAAACAAGTCATTACTGTTAGCAGTTATTTGAGTAAATTTGATTATCATTACTGTCCCCCAATCTTTAAATAAAAACTGTTTTGATACCTTTCCCTTACTTCTTTAAAATAATCGATCCTGGGGCAACGTACCCACGTAGAAATACCATTCTTAATGTATATCCACATCTACATCTACCAGATAGAGTTTTCCTTTCGAGTAAATTGTATTAGTCGGGTATTTATCATGAACAAAATCTAATTGCATATCTACTATGATGTTTTTCGCAAAATTAGTATCTTCCAGTTCCTTTATAATTTCTTCCATCTCTTTCGGCACAGGCTCCGATTTTATGTATTCATGATACGTTGTTACTTTATAATTTGACATTTTATCAAATCCTACAAATTCTGGTGTAGTTACATATTTTTTAAATCTCCTGGGAGTTTTTTGCTTAACTACCTTTTCCACTGTCTTTATTCTCATAATTATTCCTTCCTCTGAAAAATCCGTAAAGGCATCTTTGTGCCATATCTTTTTTACAAGATGTTCCCCTACACGGTATACTGCGCCTTCCTCCCCACAACCTATATATCTTGCTCTTTTATACAGCTTACCTTTTTTCATTTCTCAATATCCCACCAAAAGCAGTCAATATCTTCCTATTTTCTCTCAAGTCTGTTTCCACTCTTTTCTTAATCTTGCTTACCATGCTAAGATTAGTTTTTAATTTCTTCTCTAGTATAACTATTTTTTTCAATTGAGAGTTATAACTAGATATGATAGGATTTTTTCTCTTTTGTTCTTTTCTCTTAGGCAATTCTTTTGGTATCTCTACGGGCACGATGTCTACGGGCACGATGTCTACGGGTACGATGGGAGCTATCGTTATTTCTTCCGGGGAGAATGTTATCAATTGTAATGGTGGTGTAGGAGTATTATCTTTACTTAGTGTGTTACTATTCATAGTATCAGAAGTTAACTCAAAAACCTCGATGGGATTAAGTGTTGTTTCAGTAAGTGTCTTAGGGTTTGAGTTTTCTTCTGTGAGTTTATTCCACGGGTGTACAACACCATTCAGGTGGCAACACTCCCCACCCTCCCCGAAATTATGCTCACAACACCGTTTCCCATGAATACCCATATGAAAGTGTGGTTTGCCTTTTGGCTTTTTTATATTAAAACTATCTAATCTTTCCATTTTTTAAATATACACTCCTATATTGTCTTTAACGTAGAACATACTCTCTTGATTAAGCCACGATTTAAAATATTTCAATGTCAATTCCAACATATCCGTTAAATTATTATCTGTTACTATCTCAAACACCTTGACAGGTTCACTAAATTCTTTTCCCTCAGAGTTTACCCAAAACCCACTCCCATCATATTCTGTCCACCCCATAGCAAATCTTTTTAACTCTGCCCTGATATGATTGAAGTTAGTATCTTCTACCATGCTAGGGCATACTCTATTCCCTTTAAATTGTTTTGGTATATAGAGTTTATATATCATTTTTTATCTTTACCTTTCTGGAAAAATCCATTCCACAATTTGCACACCTAAACCATAACAGTTTTCCGAGTTGGCCTAAAAAGTTTAATGTCCCGTTACACAGTTGGCAATGTTTCATTCTCATTTTATTTTTCTTTCCCATTCTGTGCTGTCTAGAGAGTTATCCTTCCTTATACGCTTTAAAGTGTCCATTGGTTTAATATTAGCATCCTTCACCACTTTTGTCAAGATGTTCCGGTACGTTTCCATCTTTTGTCTATTGTTCTTTTTTGTCATGCCATGCCCTCACTAATTCTACGATACATTTTTCACATATATTTCTACATCCTATCCCTATATTGAATTGATATACAAACTTCTCACACCCGCACTTGATACAAAAATCTTTTTTCAGTTTGATATCCATTTTGTACCCTTATTGTGATCCTTTGCTCTTAATATCATCCCCAAGTCCTAAATCATCTATCCCATCTAATCCAATTGAATATAGAGTGTACTGAGTTTTTGACAGTCTGGTAAACTCAAAATCCTGTTCCCAGGCATCGGTTGGAACCGAACTGATAAAACCAGGTACAAGTACACTCAATGTTGTGGGAGTGTTCCTTTTATCCCCGTAATATTCTGCTAGCGTCATGTCAAGCGAAAGTAATGTCAATCTTGTTTCCGCTTTCACAAAACCTTGTAAGGCCGGGAGTACAAGTAGAACAAATATCAGCCCGAACCCGGCAATCACTACCAGTAATTCTACCATTGTGAATCCTTTCTTGTCGTCCTTCACAATTTTACCTACAGCTTTCCCGTGTTGTTTAATCATACCTATTATCTTTTTCATAGTTTTCCCCTTTTATTATTGTGTCTTTTCACAATAATTGATTTAACTTATTAAATCTTGCTTTGCCTTAGTCCACAGACTCAAGAATGTTTCATCATGATCCGGTTTTAACTCAAGAAGTGATTCAATAACTCTGCTCAATATACTGTGGTATTGATTGATCCTTTCTACTATATCCTTAGTATTATCCCCCGTTTCCGGTATGCTCATTGAGGGGTTCGGTGTCTTAAATACATCATCCACCGTTATCTTATCAGGGTTAGTCGGAAAAGTCTCAACTGAGGGTAACTTGGTGGCCTTTACTGGCCCATCCTGATCGACTACCTTACCCTTTTTCTTTAATTTACTACAATACCCACAAAGTTTTAAACCAAAATTGACTTTCACCCCTAACCTATAGACCGGTTCATTACACTTCACACAAACAAACTGCACAGTTTTACTTTTCATATTATCCTTTCCTTATCGTATCTTGTTTAACCTTGACATCATCTATCAAAGTCTGAAGTGATTTTAACGCTGACACTAGATCACTTTCCATCCCACTATCTATCACTGTTTGCTTCAATGCTCGATTCAATATCTCTTGTGCCTGTTTAAGTCTGAATAACTCGATGTGTGTGAATGTCATTTTTATTCCCCTTAATTGGTTAACACTTGTTAACCTTCTATTAGTTTATTATACACTATCCTTGACAATCTGTCAAGGGGAGTGATCTTAGGTGATAACTTGATCTTCGACTCCACTAACTTGAATGCTTCTTTTTTTGATAGAGCTTGAAAATCTGTTAGCTTCATTTTTCACCTATCTTTCTAAGTTTTTTACTTCGTGTTTATTTCTAAGGTGATCTTCAAAGTCTGTTACATAATCAAAGTTGAGCAAACACAATCTGCATACGAATACTTCCATGATGAAATACAAATCAGATACTTTCATTTTATCCTAACCTCCCAGTTTTAAAACATAGATCGCATATCGTGTGTAACTGTTTAAAATACTCGAAAGTGTACCACGTTCCACAATAGGGACATTTTAATTCCCAGTCAAGAAAATCTATCACTCTTGTGAAAAAACTGCTGTCGCATAAAAACGACCAAGTAACAAAAACTTTAAAGTTACCTTTCTTTTGATGTTCTAATAGAAAATCCCCTGGCTTGCTCCATCTTTCCCTTGCTGTTCCTTGAAATACTCTGCACTCTTCCGCAGTTTTTTTGTTGAATACTTTTAATCCTATTTCCTTATACATCTTATTCTCTTTCTATCAGATTAGCTCTGACCAGTCTGTTTAATTCTTTACTTTGGATTATATCATGAGAGTTATGTCTTGTCAAGGTGAATGTCAAGGATTGATATTTAACCATGACATGCGAACCTTTACAATATCTAATCTCACACCCACGATTGACAAGCAATTTTTCGAGATCACGGTATCGCATTAGTTTTCCTTAAGGTTCCCTTATGGTTTCCTTTGAATATCTTTTACAAGCCATCGTCTCCCCATTCTTCTTGAATGCGTCATGAACTCTTTCCAGGTGCAAGGTTTGTCTTGATTTGGATTGTATATTAACCCATTTTCAAAGGCTATAGCGTGGTTTCCGAACCTATCACCAACTATTATTATACCCTTCCCTGATAAATCTATAGGACTATCATCCGATGGAGTATTACCATATTTCCCTCTAAATTTTTCGGTATCATACCATACCGCAAGGGATGATAGCAGTTTATGTTGCCACTCGACAGTATAGATATTACCTCTTTTTGTAGGATAGTATCTCGACCAATGTTTGTAGTCAAGATTTTCGACCATACAAATTGATGCCAACCAGCATTGGTTAGGTTTTTGTTTGATATGTCGCATTAGCTTACCTTGTCTATCAATCCGTTTTTAACTATGATTGTGGCATACCATGTCCTTTTAGTATAAGGACAAGGCCCCACTACAGCGTATTTACCATCACCTTTAAATTCAGGCCCAAATAGACTGGTTTCTATAAAACTAGGTTCCTTCCCGATTGCTTGTTTCAATTCTTTTTTTGTTTTAAACCCGTATATTCCCATCATGATTTTATCCCTCTCTTTCCTTGTAAAAGATACATTGACAGATTAAACATATTCCTTTTAATGTTATTTCTGAAAAGTGATACCATGTTATTTTGTGCTTGTGCATAGTTTTATCCTTTTATATTGTTCTAACCACAAAACCGCTAATATCCTTCCGTGCCTTGCCTTTGGGTTTTAATCCGATGATAGTCCCTGCCTTATCTAAAAACCTTAAATCGCTATCATCACCACTAACCACGTCATATCCATGCCATTCGTTAGGCATACTTTCAAATAAGACTGCTACATTCCCATGCCTTTTTAGAATGTCTAGGGACTGGATTTCATTAGTTTCAGATCGTGAAAAGGTTAGGTGATAGTTTTCAGGCAGTCCCCCATCAAGAAATTTAACCATCCTTTGATAGTTTTTCGTATAGTCATAGAATTGTATCTCAGGGAATGTTTCTATAACCCCATACGTTTCTATTGTTAGGTCAGAGGTTCCATTCAATCTTACCACAGGGATAAATCCCTTTTTGTGTGCGTACTTCTCAAAGTTTTTAATCTCATGTTTCAATTGACTGATAAAACCTACCCGGTCTTTAAAGAAGTATTCAGTTTTTCGCTTACGGGCCTCTTGAATACTGTTAAATTGTCCACGTCCGGCAGTATTCAAGCACGTATCAATACACCCGGGACTAGCGAACGGGCATACTTGATGTCCGCTCGTGTTAGCAGGGGATAGGTAAAGGATTGCTGTCATATATCCCTTTGCTTGTCCCTTGACAGTCTTATAATTACTGTCAATGTTTAATAGCTTCATTATATTCCCTTTTCTTTTAACTGTTTACTAACATATTCCCTAAATTCATTTTCATTAAATCTTGCGTTATCATTCGCAAGGCAAGTTAGCAGTTTATCATAAACAGACGCCACTCCATCTAATTCCCCATGAATTTTGACATCGAAAATACTATCTGCGATAACATCCGCCAATTTCATGTAGTCTTTTTTTGTCATTTTATATTCTCCTATCGTTTAGGTTAGCTGCTATTTCACTATCACGACTTTCAATCAAGTCTATACAACCTTGACATAGTAGGTCTGATTCTGAAAATTGTACGTTGAAATCTTCACCACAACGTTCGCATGTTAGGATATACATATTCATTTTATCCTCCGATTCTTTTATAGTGATTCAATCTGGTTTTCAATCTGATTAACTTCCTTTAAATACGCTTCAAGTGATGTAACGAGAGATATGCTGTGATACTCAGCTTGTGATAAGATGTAGTTAAATTCTGTTTGCGTTAAATACATTGTTATACTCCCATTATTGTTTGATTCATACGCCCATAGTAATGCATAGACTGTGCCATGACATTTTAACATACAACATGTTGATAACATTAATGATGTGATAATCACACACCATGTTATATTGAGTAAATGAGAAGTAAAGTACACAATGTTATGCCAATAATTGACACTATAGACATTACATTACTACATCATTTATAATGCTATCTATACTATGCTATGCTATAGTATTAAGACTGAATGAATGTAATAGTATAGTGTAATAGATGGAAGTGTGTCCCCAAGCAGGGGTATTGTAGTGTGCTACTATAACATTCTACTACTTGTTGATAACCTGTGGATAACTTATGCTATGCTATAGTGTAGCGCTATAGTGCTATGCTATAATGCCCTTGCCCAAGGGTAGCCCATCCCAATGGGGGGGGAGGAGGTAGAACTGGGGACTGAAATTTCTACATACTTTTGCATAGGAACATATTATGCAATTTTACAACACTAAAAATAATATAACATCCCACAAGGTTGTGATACTTTTATCCTGACTTTTGACTAAAATACTTGACTTTGGCACTTTCAATATGTTATAATTATAGTATATACTTTAATCATACCTTTCTATCTATATAAAAAACCTCCATATAACATAACATAATATTATTAGGAGTATTCTTATGCATATAATATTAAATACAATTCTTTATATTAATAATAAAATAAATAATAAATTATGTTATATATATAATAATATATATTCTTTTAATTTTATTGATTTAATATTATATATTATATTGATCGTATTTATATTCTATCCAGTATTATATTTACTTACTGGTATTCTTACATTAATCAAGTTTATTTATTGGTAAAATAAAAAATGATTGGAGTTGGTTTTGTATAGATATATTTTTGATATCCCTTACGCTACTACTAAAAAATTTGAATCAAATATTTTATTTGATAAAATAAAAAAAGAGTTTACCACACAAAAATTATTCAATGAATTGATCAAGGTAATTAAATCTGGCCCTATAGTTAATATCACAAAATGTGGGGGGGTTCTTGGTAGGAATAATGAAGGACATAGAAAACCTGATGAGATTTTGATTGATCCAAGAATTAGATTGGCAGAATTACCAGGAGTTTTAATCCATGAATTACTTCATAGCTTGTTCCCACAACTGGATGAAAGAGAAATACTTGGGTTAGAATTTTTTTTCACAAAGAAAGCTAAGAAATGGCAAATAACCAAGATTGTAAACCTAACAGCAGAATATTGTAAACTTGATTTTAAATTTTATATTAAAAGAGTTCATGTAAAAAATATTTTGAAGAGGAAATAATGGGCGGGTTTAATAATCCAGAGACAAGAAAAAAAGCTATGGAAGCGAGTCTTAACACTCGTAATAGAAATAGAGAAACAAAGTTTGGAAACATCTTGAAAGACAATCCTGATAATCTTCCTGTTCTTGTTAGTGAAAAAGATGTTGAAAGTTTAAAAGATATTCATCCTGGTTTTATACCTTCTGTATCACAATTACAAATCTTGGCCATAGCACTCAGCCTAGATCATGGTGATTCTATCAGGGAATGGTTCAGGGCTGCTGGACTGAATAGAAATAGTTGGTATTATTGGCTCAGTAATCCTGGGTTTGTAGTATGGTGGAATAAGGCTTTTCTTAGAGGGATAGAGCAGTACCGGAGCGAATGGATATCAATAGGGCTTAAACGGATGAATAGTAATGATCCTGATAGATTTAATTATTGGAAAAATGTAGGAGAAAAGATTTTTGGATTTATAGCTGAATTGAAAGTTAAAACTGATAAAAGTCCAGAAGAAGAAGAATTGACTAAAGAATTACTTGAATTAGTCAGTGGAATAAATCAAGATAAAAATATGAAACAGATTGATGGACAGGTTATTGATGTTGAACAATTGAGTAAAGATGTTGAAGGAGTTGAAGAAATAAATGAGACGAAAAAGTAATCCAGAAGCAGCCGATAGTGGCGAGATAGTTAGAAATATTCCTTCTGGCACACAAGATGTAAATATTGTTGGTGGAATAGCAACATTATCTGTAGATTTAGATAATGCTGATGATGATGTTTTAGTTTATGGTTTTGATGGAACAATTAATAGAAAAATTAAAACAGATACAAATGGCAATTTGATAGTTGATACAGAACTTCCTGTTGCTGTTGCATTAGCTGATGGTACAGCCAATCCTACTATACCAAGTGTAGGTAGTTTTTTACTGGGATGGAATGGCGCAACATGGGATAGAGTTAGTGTTGCTAATGCTGGTAGACTTCAAGTAGATGTTATTACTGGTGGCGGGGGTGGTGGAGGAACAGAATTTGACGATGGGGATGTGATAGATACAACTAGTCAGGGGACACTTCTGATGGTTACTGATACTATCCCAGGTACAGCATTCGCAATGAGAGGAAATGCAAGCGGTATTTTTATACAAGATGGTGGGAATAGTATCACAATTGATGCTGCAAGTTTACCGCTCCCAACAGGTGCTTCTACAGAAACAACATTAGCTCTTATTAAAACTAATACAGATAATCTTAATGTAGCACTATCTACGATATCAACAGAAGCGACACTTGCTTTGATAAAAGCTAAAACAGACAATATTGATGTAGCTTTATCTACAAGAACTAAACCCGCAGATACTCAAATCGTAGGAGATGGCGGAGGCAGTCTTACAGTAGACAACTCTACTCTTTCAGTAGTCGGGGGAGGGGTGGAAGCTACTGCTCTACGAGTTACTATAGCCAATGATAGCACAGGGGTTTTATCAGTTGATGATAATGGGGGAAGTCTTACAATTGATGGGACTGTTACCGCAACAGGAGCAAATACTCCCTCAGACAATTTTGCTAATCCTGTGAATGCAGTTCCTTCACAATCATTCTTGATGGGATGGGATGGAGCTACTTGGGACAGATTAAAGACAACTGATGTAGGGGCTACTGCTACTAACGGAATTTTAGCAGAAGGTCTTTACGCATGGGCAGGTGGGCCAGAATCAGTAGGATCAACATGGGTTAGATTACACGCAGGCAATTTTGGAGCAGATGGTAATAGCAACAATTTTGTTCAATTATCTACAGCCGATTTTCTTTTAGTATTCAATGGAACTACGTGGGATAGAATCAGATCAGGGGCTTTTGGTGATGATATTTCTACTGCCACTTTTGCTCTTGGATCAACAAAAACCCAAACAGCTATGTATGCTTATGACCAGGTAGCGGGTAATTATAATAACGTAAGATTTGCTAGAACAGATGGGGCAGCGTTAGGTGTAGGCACTGGCAATGATGGAGTATTAGCTGATGGCGTTCATTATAGTGATGGCGCAGGGTCTTGGAGACCTGCAAGACTTGCTTCAGGCGATGGTTTTGTAGGTTCTACTGATATTCCTGCTACTGCAATGTATGGATTTGATGGCACAAATTTCGATAGATTAAGAACGGTGGAAGTAGGGGATAACGCTTTAGTAGGATTATTAGGGACTGGAGTTTATGGTTATGACGGGGCTACATGGGATAGAGTAAGAATAAGTTCAAATGGAAGTTTAAGAGTAACAGGTGCAGATGATACCCCAAGTGATACCTTTGCGAATACTAATTTTGCAATAAGTATTAATACCATATCAGCACTTATGCTTTTTGATAGTTCTGGATCACAATGGCAAAGACTTCAAGGATTTAGTTCTGATAATCCAAACGGAAATAGAGTAATAGGTTCTTATGAAATAGATAATACTGATGGATCAACTACAATAAATAGAGTAAGAATGTCATTCAGTCAGTCTACTACTGGTATCACAACTAATGCTGCTGGAACAGCAGTTAATATGACTACAACTCCAATGAGTAAACTTGCGATGATTGTAGATAGAACAGCAGGAGCAACTAACACAGTGGATGTTCGGGTTGAAGCATCATTCGATGGAACAATCTTTGTTCAGGTTGCACAGATAACCGATCTTACAACTGAACCAGTATATATTAGCACAAGCGATGTTCCTTCAAAGTATATGCGATATAATGTAGTAACTGTTGGGGCAGGAAATACTCTTACTATTCAACTATTAGCGGTGAGATAATTATGGCAGGGATTTTGTCAAAATCAGGGAGTACCATAAGACACCCGCAGGATTTAAGTCAGATCGGGTGCAGAGTTAGAGATACTGCCGACCAAAGTGTTGCTAATAATACAAACACAGTTATAACTTTTAATACTGAACGGTATGATACTGATGGAATACATAGTACATCTGTTAATACTTCAAGATTAACTGCACAAAGAGCAGGGAAATATCTTATTTTTAGTAATTTACGGTATGCTTCAAATGCAACTGGTCTGCGAGACAATTTTATTCAGCTTAATGGATCGACTATTATAGGTTATAATCGAGACCAAGCTGTTACGAGTAATGTTACGATTCTTACTACAACTATAATTTATCAATTAGATGTGGGAGATTATGTTGAGTGTATTGCTAGACAGTCAAGTGGTGGAGCTTTGAATGTAGAAACTATAGGAAATTATAGTCCTGAATTTGGAATGACTTTAATGCAAGAATAAGGAGAGGAAGATCAAATGGCCGGTATAAGATCATTTGCAGGGAGTACCATAAGACACCCGCAGGATTTAAGTCAGATTGGGGCCAGGGTTTTTAATTCAGCTAATGAATCTATCTCTAACGCAACTTTAACTGCCATAACTTTTGATTCTGAAAGATATGATACTGATAATATACACAGTACATCCTCAAACACGTCAAGATTAACTGCTAATCATGCTGGAAAATATATTATCTCTGGTGGTATGGCTTATGCCTCCAATTCTACAGGGCAAAGATTTATAGGTGTTAGGTTAAACGGAGCCACCTATATTGATGTACATGAAGTTTTGAATATAGGTGCTAATAATCATAGCGTAAGTATTTCAACAATTTATCACCTTGTTATCAATGATTATGTTGAATTAATAGCTTACCAAACTAGCGGTGGAGCATTAAATGTTCTAACTTCAGCTAATGATTCACCTGAATTTGAAATGACATTAATTCAGGAATAAAGGAGAGATTATGGCATATTCATTATATGAATATTCACAAGATAAAGCTACTGAAAAAGTGGTTTTACAAAAAAATAATGGTAAGTATGAATTACATTATTCTAAACCAGAAGGTAATTTTATCCAAACTATTGATGGAGAAGTGTTAACAAAAGTTTTGAATAACGAAATTCCAGATGGAAATATATTTGGTGATCCAGATGTACAACTAGTTTTTGATGAACTTAAAGCAGACATACTTGCTTTAGGATAATAGGAGATTAAAATGATAAAAGTTACAATAGAAGAATTAGTAACATTGATTGGTCGTCAACAAATAACTATTGAACAAATTACTGGTGAAAATATAAAATTACAAACACGATTGAGTGAAATGTTGGAAGGCAAAGTACCAAACAATTAAAATAAAGTAAGGGGAGATTAAATTGGCAAGTTATTTTAAAATATTTAAAACACTTAATGATAGAATATCAGGCAAAAAAGCAGATAAATATGAAGATGAAAATTCTCACCAAACAGTCGCAACCGATTTGGAAGTAAGTTCTGGTGTTGGTACTTCTACCAGTGGAGACACTTCTCATATTGGTGTAATTATGGGAAATCTTCTTGGTGATGTTTTAACCAAAACTCGTAATTATCTTTTTGGTGTTGCTGGTAAATTTTCTATAACTGGGAGTAAGTCTACCACATATCCTGCTGGTGGAGTTTTAGGAATTGTAGCAGATGGAGTAACAGATGTTGATGGGGCTGTAGTTGCTGTTCTCGATGGAGATAGTTCACAAACAATCGCCAATGCAGCATTTAAAGCAAAAGGATTAAATTCTACACCTGGGTCTGGATTTACTTACGGTGTTGATTTATTCGATGATGGGGGTTCAGAATATCCTGATTTACCTATACTTAACGCAGATGTTCGTTTAAGTAAAGAAGTATGTGTTTTCCAGGGTGCAGGTGTACCAACAGATGCAGTAACGGGTGCTGGATTTGCTGAAATTGGATCACTTTATTTGGATCGTACAAATGGCAATGCCTATCTTAATGCTAACACAAAAGCCTCACCAACTTGGAAACTTATTACTAGGGCTGCATAATAATTTTAGCTTATCTACCATGTGTAGAAAAAGTAACGATAATGTTCAACAACAATATCAGTTCACGGAAGATGAACAATGGAAATTACTGAACAAAGAATAAAAGAATTGTCAGCCGAATCTAAGATTGGAACATTACGACAGATATACGCACAAGACTTTAGATTGTTCAGAAAGAATTTAGTTTATACTCTTGATGAACACGATACAACAGGGAATGCTATTAAGAAATTTCCAGCATGGCCCTACTTGGATGAATTAGATGATGCCCTTCTTTCTCATCATTGGGTGTTTATTCTAAAGTCAAGACAGATGATGGCCACATGGGAACTAGTATCGTACCTTCTTTGGACTATATTATTTCATAAAGGAAAGAAGGTAGCATTCCAAAGTAAAAAAGGTGATGATGCTGATGCTCTTGTACAACGGGCGAAGGTAATATATGATCACCTCCCAAAATGGAAACCATTGGCAGAATTTAGTTATTCCAGAATTAAAGTGCCTGAAATGTACTCTGACGGATATGGCATTCCACAAGGGCCAGATCAGATTAGATCGTATACGTTTTCAGTAATATTTTCTGATGAATTTGGGTATCAAGAACAGTTACAAGATACATTTGGTGCTTCTAAACCTTCCGTCGATGGTGGTGGACAATTTGTTGCTGTAACAACATGGCCAAAAGGTAGAGCCAACTTTAGGAAACACTGGTTACATAATCCTGTATTTCAAGAGCCAAAAGGGAAATTGATTAAAATTCATTACAGCAAACGACCTGATAAAAACGAGATTTGGAAGGCAGAAGCTAGGAAGGGATATACTGAAGAAGCCTGGAATCGTGAACAAGAAATGATTGAATTAGAAGCGGGAAAGAGAAGGATATTTGAGCCTTTTAGTGAACTCCGCCACGTTAATCCTGGGTTGATGTATCAAAAAGAAAAACCTGTATTACGCTCCTGGGATTTTGGGTTTCATCGTCCAGCGTGTTCTTGGAATCAGATAGACGATCAAGATAGATGGAATGATCTTTATGAAGTATTAGGAAATGATGAAATTTTAGAGAATTTTGCGCCCAGAATTATTGCAGAAAGCAATATAAGATATCCTAATGCTACCTTTATAGACTATTGTGATTATGCTGGAGAACAGAAATCAGATAAAAATAAGAAAACTTCTGTACAAATTTTACTAGATTTTATTAAACAATATCCTATTAGTCGTCCTAATTTTAATATTGAAGATGGGCATGAAATGATTAGGAAGAAAATGGTAATGTGGATTGGTGATAGACCAGCATATCAGATTCACCCATCTTGTGTGAATAGTATTGATGGGTTTTTATCAGGATATGTTTATGGCAGAGATGGAGTAACTCCTGTAGGCGATTTGAAAGACGAAGATGATAAAGAAAATAATGAAAAAGATTATTACAAACATCTTCAAGATTGTCGAAGATATAAATTTCAGAATATTTATACGAATAAGGGAGATAGAATGAATACCGGTACAAAACTTAATGCCAGACAACCCAATTCTTATAATTCAGTAAATATAAGAATGAATGCAAGGAAGGGAATGTAATGCCAGCAGAATATGAAGCAGAAGAATCTAGCCAAGAATTTATGATTGATAATAAAAATTATGCTGCTGATGCAGATAAGGCTGCTGATGCGCTAGACTTTCTTAAAAAAGTATTCTCCGAATTAGAGATGTATAGATCATCTTTAAATTCTAAATATTTGGAATATTATAATATATATCGCACAGTACATGATATTAGATTTTATAATGGTGAAGCACAAGTTTATATTCCTGTCCTAAGAAAAGCAGCCGAACAATTTGTTTCCAGAGTTAAAAGAGCATTATTCCCTACTGATGATGTGTTCGATGTTGAACCTTTAGATCAAGATACGGATGATGAATCCGATGTAATTTATGATTACATGAAGTGGCAAATAGAAAAGAGAGTTAAACTAAAGCAAAAAATTGATAGATTTTTAAGACAACTTGCTATGTTTGGGTGGGCGGTAGTCGAGTGCGGATGGGAAGAAGATATTAAAAAGATTGTAGGATTGAGAAAAAAGAGAGTGCCAGCAAAAGAAAAAAGAGTTGATCCCATAACTGGAAATGAATATTATGAAGAAACTGGTGAAATAGATATTGTTATTGAGGAAGCTGTAAAGGAAATTGTAAAGAAACGCAATCCGACATTTGATGTACAGGATAATTTTGCCACATATTTGTGGCCCCATACAGCTAATGATATGGATGAAGTTCATGGTGTCATTACATTAAGTAAACAAACTAAAAATTGGTTATTATCTCAAAAGAAAAAAGGTGTTTATGTTAATATAGAATCTTCAGAAATGTCATCGGGGGATTTAGATGACCAGTGGAATTGGTCAATGGAGGCAAGATTAGCCACTGACGGTTTGACCAACGCAAATGAATTAGATAAAACTTTTCCTAGAGTAACTCTTGTCAAATATCATGGTCTTTATAATTGGGGAACAGAAGAAGAACCAGATGAACATGAAACAGTAATCACTACTATTAGTAGCAGAATTTGTATCGAATTAAGAAAATGCCAATATTTTGATAATGAAAAACCATATGTTCTTGGGCGTATTAATGAATTGATGAATGAGATTTATTCATCTGGTCTTTACGAACCATTAGCCAAATTACAATATTATTTGAATGATACAGCAAATCAGACATTTGATAGCAATTATTATTCTCTTAACCCTATTGTTAAGTATGATCCAGGTCGTGTGGTAAATATAGCTTCTATTGCTTTTGCTCCTGGTGCTATGTGGGCATTGGCCGACCCTTCTGCTGCTGATATTATCAGACCCCCAGAGGTAGCCAGTATCGGATTTAGTATCATGGCTCAAGTTAAAGCAATGATCGAAGAATATCCTGGTTTACAGAATATCCCAATGACAGGAAGAAAAGCTGCATTGCATATTCAAGCATTACAGCAAGAGTATTCCTTGCCTGTACAACAAGTTGTTGAGAATTTAGAAGATACCGTAATGTCCCCTTGGTTGAAAAAAGCATATTCCAGAATACAACAGTTTTTAAATAAAAAAGATGTTGTTCGAGTAACTGGTAGAAAGGGACTTAAATATTGGAGAACAATTGATCCTACAAATCTAGCAGGAGATTATAATTTTTATTGGAGAGGGGCCAATCAAACTACAAATATACATATTAAATCTCAACAGATAGCACAATTCTTAAATACAATGTCTCCGTGGGTACAATTGATGATGCAACAACAGAAATTGCCAAATATTGAATGGTTATTAAAAGAATATTGGTCAGATGGTCTTGCTATGGATGGTGAAGATAAACTATTCATCAGTATGCAGGATGAAAGAACATTGCCTCCTGATACAGAAAATATGATTATGGCATTAGGCAAACCGTTGCCAACTAGCAGGGGAGATAATCATGAGGAACACGTACAGATACACCAAGCACTATTAAAATCAGAAATGCCCGAAATTGTGGAAATAGCTCAAATGCACATGGAGAAACATCAAAAGGATTTTGAAGCTATGCAGAAATTGATGCAACAACAAGTCGCTGCTCCTGCACCAGAACAGACAGAGGGAGCAGGACAAGAAGTAGAAGGCGAAAGAATGATGGAAGGTAATCAAGAAGCAGGGAATTATAGGGGGTAGAGAATAATGCTACATGGAACACCAGAACACAAGAAAGAAATGAAAAAGAAAATGAAAAAAATGATGCCCAAGATGCTTGGTAAGGGTATGGCAAGGAAAGCAGGAGAAGCATTACTTAAACGTAAAAGTAGAATGGAACAATTAGAAGAAAACTTGGAAGGGAAGTCATTTTAATGGCTAAAAAGAATGGTAAGAAAAGGGGAGTTAAATTTCTCCAAAAAATTGGTTTTTTACCACGTCCAGCAACCGGCCCTGGTGGAAGCAAAGAATATATGGATAGGTATGAAGAAGAACAAAAAGTTACTGAGGAAGAAAGTAAAAAGAGAGAAAAACGATTAAGAGGGAAGAAATTTTAAGATGGGCAAAACGTGGAAAGATTCTGAATGTAAGAAACCGATATACACTTCTAAAAAGAAAATAAGTAAATAAGGAGATGATAGATGGACTTTCAAAATCTTAGTGCAGAATATGAAAAATTAACAATAGCTTTAAAAGACGCTGAGGAATTTGATAAATTATGTAGAGAGAATCCAGAGCATGTAAAACAAATATTCATGGATGGAATGAAAACAGAATTTTGGAGATATTTTAAAGGTTGTATGACTAGAACAAAGTTTTCTATGGAACAGAATTTGAAGGGGAAACCCATCAATACCTTCGATGATTGTATTACATTGAGTAAATTTAATACAATGTATAAACAGATTGATGAATTAATAAATTTTCCTGATAATTTCTTAAAGACATTTTTGAAATTACATGAAAAAACGAGTGCCATAAAATCGTAGAACACTACGTTAAAAGGATAAGGAGATAAAAATGGCTGATGAAGAAGCGTCTGATCAGATAGACGTTAAAGATACTGAGGAACAAGTAGAAGAAACAGAGGAAGCAGTAGAAGAAGTTGAAGAAGAAGCAGTAGAAGAACCAAAACACGAAAATGATGTTCCTTATGAGCGTTTCAAGGAAGTAGTTGATGAAAAGAATACACTCAGAGGATTAACAGAAACATTATCTAATCTAGTTTCTCAAAATAGAGGATTAACACCACAAGATAAGGCTTTTGAATGGCCCGAAGATGTGGATGTTAATACTAGGAATGCTGTTGAAAAGTATTATCAACAGAATATTGGTAAAGAAAAAGCTGTCTTAGATCAAGTTCTAGGAGCAGTTTTAGAGAAGTTAGATGAAGTGAAGGCTACTTCTGCCAATCCCCAAATAAAAAAGTTTGCTAAAGAAGTAGATGGTATTCGTAAAGAATACTCTAATTCAGGAGCATATTTGACTAGGGAACAGGCATTTGAAATTGCTGTTACTAGAGGGCTTGTCAAGAAAACTTCAACTGGGAAAATTATTGTTAGTAAGTCTAATCCAATAATTAGTAAGGAAAAGACTAATAACAATCTTAATTCTACTAAGAATAAAGTAAAGAAATCCGTGCAAGATATGTCTGACACAGAGTTGGAAACAAGCATGGATAATGTAAAATTTTAAGGAGAGTGATTTTTAATGTTTAAGTGGTTATCAAACAAGCTATCTTCATGGTTTATGCCTAAGATGGCTGGTGGAGCAGATACCACATCTACTATTCTCGGTAATTACTCCGTACAAAGTGGATCAGATGCTATCCAGTATATTGCAGAGAAAACTCTTAGGGTTGCTCACAAAATTCTAAGGTTTTATGAGATGGCTGATAAGGCAATGTTGCCTTCACAATCATCCAAGACATTCCAATATACTCGGTATGAGCGTTTGCCATTACCTTTTACTACAATTAGTGAAGGTAATGAAGGTAGCTCTACTACAATGAGTATTTCAACTGTTACTGCGACTGCGGAACAGTGGGGAGCATACGTTACAATTACAGACGTTGCTGAATTGACAATTAAGCACAAGCCTCTACAAAAGGCTTTACAACTATTAGGGTTTCAGAGTGGTGAAACAGTTGAACGAGAATGTTTTAATGTTGTCGTAACTGGAACATCTCTCTTTTATCCTGGTACTGTAGCAAATAGATTTTCACTAACATCTACCGATGTAGTTACTTCTGATACATGGCGTAGGATGGTAGCAAATCTACGATTTAATGGTGCTATGGGAATGGAAAGGGCGAAAGGGGTTGCCGATCCCGAATTAGGGGATCATTATGTGGCAATTCTCGATTCTTTCATGGAATTCGATGTGTCATCTGATCCTGATTTTATTGACTCAGTTAAGTATGCTGCTGCAAAAAGGCTATGGAATGGGGAGATCGGGGAATTCTTAGGGGTTCGTTTCTTACGGTCTAACTCACTTCCAACCTTGACATCTGCTGCTGCACCTACCACAAATATTAATGAGGGTGGGGGAGATTTGGCACTACGTTATCATAGGATTCTAGTTGTAGGTTTCGATACTACATTCAATTATCCTAGTGTGATATACCAAGTTTCAACTGAGGATGTTGGGGCTGCTGATACTGATGACTCTATTACCGTAGTGTTACCTTCAACAAGTACATTACGATATAAGATTTACTGGGCAACATCCGCAGCAGATATTACTGCTGCTACTGCTGCAAACGCAGCTATTACTAAATATGTTCAAGGTTCAGATCAATATTTTGCTGCATCAGCAAGTATTGAAATTGGAGACAGCGTTAATGCTAATGGTACTACTATTTTCGCAATAGCTACTTCTGGTACAACTGCTGGTAGTTTACTTGATGAATTGGCATCAGCTAGTTCCAAGGTTCACCTTGGATTCTTATTCGGCAAGGAAGCATACACTGTTGTTGATCTACAAAACTTAATGTCTACACTAACTCCTCCAGGGGCAAGTGATAGTAACCCTCTAGCACTAAGACGTAAAGCTGGATGGAAATTAATGTTCAAATGCGTAATCAATAACAACAACTTCTTCAGTCGAGTTGAAGCAGAATCAGCATTTGATTAAAATTAGCCTATGAACCATCTACGGTTCTAAATAGTAGAATAGGCTAAAAGGGTGGAGTAGACAATCAGCAATCTGATAGTCGAGGATGATCCTGGGAGCAGGATGAGGGTTATTACTCAAAAGAGAGGATAAAATGTCCGACCAATTAGATTTAGATTTTACGCAACATCCAATAATAGAAATTAAGTCTGGGGAAGTTAAAGCAGGATATATAGCCCCTATCAAGAAACGTGGTAGGCCCCCAGGATCGAAAAATAAAAAGAATCAAGCCGGAGTAGCTCCAATAGTAGAGCAGGAGTTTTGTAAACTTCAGGATGCTGGTGCAAATCCAGTTTCCGGCTCCATTTCAGAAGATAGATTTTCTAAACTAGAAAGATCAATTAATCTTCTTGCTCAGATAGTATCTGGACTGGTAGATCAAAAGAAATTAGACGCAGAGGCACTAGCAGATACAGCCAAAACGGTGCAAGAGAAATTAGAAAATACTGATGAAAGAAAAGTTAGGATAAATGTAAGACCAGAAATAACGATTAATGGGGTAAGATACTGTGGGCAGGTATTAGTGCCTGAAAGTCTAGCGAGCAGATTAAAAGGAATGATGCAAACGAGGGAAGATGCTAAATTAAAAGAAACACAATATATAGAACATCCAATATTAGAATTGGCTGTGTTGAAAGGAAATTAAAATGTTTAAATTTTTCAGTAAGAAGCCCGTGGCTATAATCCAGATCAGTCGTTTAACAGCAACAGAGGAAAATACAACTGTAACAGTTAATGCTTATAAATTAAATAGAAATGATATTTTCAAAGCCATGTCCGAGGCAGGAGAAGCATTAAGAATGAGACTTATTGATAATAATTTGGTAGCACAGCGTTGCATGACAGAAGAAATAAAAGAAGATAATGTTCAAGATACATCTGAATTTAGAAAAATGAAGAAAATTAAGTAAAGGAAGTGTTAAAAGATGGCAGTAAGAATAGCTAAAACAGCTATAATCAGTATTGCCCAACAGACTGTAGGCAGAGGATCAGAATTAAATACTATATGTGATGATAAATTAAATCTGATTGTCGGTCAATTATATGAAAATTTCTCTTGGCCTAGCAATCAAAAATCTGGTTCTATTACTTTGACTGCTGGTCTCAATACATGGACTGTTCCTACAGATTATGTTAAAGGGCTGTTTGGTAAATTAATAGTGCCTAATTCTTCTCCACAAACTGAACTTACTTTACCAATATTATCTTTTATTAATTATGGAATGATAGGAGATATAAACCAGCAAGGGCAACCACAAGTATTAAATATTAATAGACAAGTGGACACTACTGGGGAAATACAATTAATTGGTACGGTATGGCCCGTTCCAAATCAAACATATTCTGGTAAACTATATTATCACGCTATTCAAATATATGATGTGGCGGATGGTAATGCCCCTGCCTTCCTTGATATAAAAACATTGGTGGAATTACTTGTTAATGAATTAAGAGGTATGGGATATGGTTCTGATATAGCAATCCCATATGATCCAGCAATGTTAGAAAAAATAACAGGCAGGATGCGTAGAAATATATCTGATGAAGGTATATTCCCACAAAGAGCTAAATTGGATGGTAGAATGTTCGGGCGTGGAAACAAATCATATCCTTGGCTCTCAGGAGGTTAATATGGATTTAATTATAAGTATAATTACTATATTGGTTGGGGTTTCAGCACAATTATATGTTTACCATCGTGTTCAATGTAAATCTATTAAAGAAGTAAAAGAAGAATTATTACTATTAAGAACGAATGATCTCAAACATATTAATTCTATGTTGGGGCAAATAACCGACCATGTATTTCAATTAGCAAAGAAGGATTAATATGCCAGATAGAACAATAACGACATTAGTTGGCGGTTTAAATCTTTTTCTCCATCCCACAAAGATAGCAGATAATGAATGTCAGGTATTGGAGAATATGGAAGTCAGGCCCACTAATGTCGGGGATAACAAATCTTTTTTAGCATTGACAGCTAGGTTTTCATACAAGAGATTAAATTCATCTGATTTAGGACTAACTCCTAAAAGTCTTGTAGAATTTGTTCAGGCAAATACCGGAGTAGGAACAACTGCTTTTACTGGAGCAGGATTAAATGATGCTACATTTGGGGGGACATATGCCGGAACAACTGTATTATCTACTTATGAAGTAGAAATTGACAGTTCTGCTGCCAGTCCTGATACATTTAAATGGAGAAAAGATGCAGGGGGATACACTACAGGAGTTTCTATTACTGCGGGAGTAGCACAAACATTAGCAGAAGGTGTTACAATCACGTTTGTTGCTGGAGATGGGCATACATTGGGAGATAAATGGATAGTCAATGTATCTCCATCGGGCACTAAATGGTTAGTAACTGGCGGATGGGATGGTTCAGCCAATTTTGTAGTTAAAGCACTTCGAGATGGGCAAACATCTCCCATAACAATTAAGTCCCAGGCATCTAGTGATACCGGAATATGTTCATTCTTACTGTTTGGACAATATTTATATTTTACTAATGGTGCTTTAGCTTGGAGGCGATGGAATGGGTTAGATGAAGTTGTTAGTGGTTTTACTACTATTACCAAGTATGCAGTACAACATAAAAATAAAGCGATATACCTGAATGATGTTACTAATAAAGCCCCCAATCAAATATGGGTAAGTAGCACAGGGAATGCGGAAACGGTTCCTGCGGTTAATAATTTTCTTTGTGGGGATCATGGCGATGCTATATCATCGGCAGTAGATCAGTTAGAAAGATTGGTGGTAATAAAAGAAAAAAGTATATGGGGATTTTACTTAGCTCCAGCATTGGCAGATTCTTCAATGTTAAGAGGGGATCAGTATAAAGGATCAATCTCTCCTCTAGGGCATATTTGGGGATCATTCGGTACATATCTTTATAGTACAAGTGCTGGCATACAAGCTATATCTGGATTATATGTTACCCCCACTGTTTTTCAAATAATGAATCAATTACGAGGATTTCAAAATACTGGAGCAGTTTTAGCATTTAAAGAAGATCAAGTATTAATCAGTACATTTTCTGATTCTACCCAAGTAAGAAATAATAGAGTATATTCTGTAGACGTGGCTACCGAAGAAGCTAATGTAGTTTTTCAAGCCAATCTTTCAATTGGATGCTTTTGTTTAAATCAAGGAACACTCACATTTGCTAAAAAAATAAAAGCTATGGAAGATGATGGTACTAATAGATATTTTATTGAATTAGATCAGGTATCTGGTGCTGCTGAAACTAACATTGCGTGTGTAGCACAAACTAAAGATTTTATGGATATAGAAAATAAAGTAGCAAGAATACAGAATGTTAATTTTATAACAGTTGAATTTCTTGCTCCTAATACTACGAATGCTTTAACATTAAAAATATTTGGGGATGGGATGTTAGTAGAAACATTAACATTCACTCCTACTGCTACTGGATTTAATAGAAAGAAATTTTTAGCATTAAGACATTTATCGAGAGGACTTATTATATCATACAGGCTTGAATACACTCAGCCATCATCTAATGCTACAAGATTTGCCATATTAAATATTAGTGATAATTACAATATACAACCAAGGGTAGACTAATGAAACTTTACGAATACTCTAAAAGAATAAATAGAAAATTAAAAGATAAACAGTGGGACTGGGTAGATGAGGAATTTAGACGGTTATGGGATGCGCTTTATAATAAAAGAGAGCAATATTCTGGTCAGATTGGTGGTGGAGAATCACCATTTGAAAGTAGGTATGGAGCTACTGGGGGGCCAGGAGGTATGATAGGGCATATTCCATCACCGGAAATTTTTGCAAGAATGGGAATAGGATATAAGATAAATCCAGATAATGCTCCATATGTTTTAAGTCCATCATATTCTAGTTGGTTTTACAATGCTGAATTATGGGATGGTATTTCCCCGTTTGTTACAGGGACTACAGGATCATTTACTTTAGGAGGCCCCGTTCCAAAAAATTATTATGGACGTATATATGGACAAAGGCAAGAGACTAATGCTCTACATTTAACAGCAACATATTTATTAGATGCTAATTCAGCAGAAACTCCTTCTACTGGAAATACAATTGCTAATCTTAGTGCAACAGGCGGCCAAACTAAATTAAATTTATTAATGAATGAAGGAGAAGTAATTAAAGCTGAAGTAACAGATAATGCAACTCATCCCCCCGATTCTCTTAGTCTTAATTTTGGTTGTTGGGTTTCATGTTTATTTTTTGCTCGTTGGCCTTACGGTGAAACTACTCCTGGTATGTCTGCAACAAATCCTTATCTTGGAACTACAGGGCCAGGGATAAATAATATTAGATTTATTCGATTGAAAAATGTTGCCATAACGGTTGGTGTGGATTTATTAGTATATACTGTTCCAGCAGGAAAAGTAGCTTGGGTTGATCCTACTTTTTTTGGGGTATATGGAATTGGGCCAACAACTGGGCCATCATTAATGTATAAAAGAGTTGGACTAAATGCTAAAACTTTGACTGGACTAGGACTCCTTGGAAGTTCTAAATTTATGTATAGTCCTTGGGCAGATTATACTAATTCAATAACAAATCCTTCTCCTTCACCCATTATGGAAGCAGGAGATCAAATACTTCTAGATCACAATACCGCTTCAGGGAATATGAATATATTTTTTCATGTTTATGAAAGAGATAGGGAAACATTAACACTTGCAAGCGATCCACTGTTAGGTCTGTATGCCACAGGTGGAACTGATCCATTTTAAACGGAGAAAAAGATGATACTTCGTAAACCTAATTTTCAAGATATTTACAAGGCAACACAAGTATTAAGTGATGACGAGGAAGAACAGAAACAGATACTTCAGGAATGGCTATACTTGAATAAAAATAATCCTTCATTCTTCAGTTATGTTATAGTAAAAGATCATGAAGTTTTAGCTGTTGTTACAGGATGGGCTGATAATAAAGCTGTAACAATACATAAAATAACAGGAGCAGATAAATTAAAACAAACATTATTTAATAAAGTATTGAAAGAGTTTGATCCTGAATATATATTATTCATGACAAATGAAATAGATAATTTTGTTTCAGAAAACAATTTTAAAATTCAGAGATATAGTTTGGGGTGGACTAAACCTAAAGAAGAAAATGACATAGAGGTTACAGATGAAATTTCTGGAAATTAAAAAATTGGAAACTTTAAAAAAATTAGAAGAATGGTTATTAAAAACTGCATATTCTAAACTTAATATGTTGACCCAATCTAAGAATGGAAGCGAAACATGGAAAAAATTGATTGACTCAAGGAGAGGGGTAATCTACGTTGCTGAAGATGAAGACAATTTTGTTGGGATGATTGCAGGGTGTATGGCCCCAAATATTTATAATGTTGAAGAAACAGATAGTTATATTGCAGCACTTTATGTTGATGATAATTATAAAGAAAAAGGAGTGGGGAAAAAATTGTACAATCTGTTTGAAAAATGGAGTAAAGATAACAAAGTTGTAAAAATTCTTGCTGGTGTTTTCCTTGATTCTGGCAAGATATTTTTCGAGAAACAAGGATTTAAAGAATTACAAATAACGTTATATAAGGAGTTGATTTAAATGCCACAAGCAATATTACCACTGGCAATGATAGGAATGCAAATACCAGGAATGATATCTGCACGTAAACAAGAGAAACGAATGTCTCAAATGCAAGACGCACAGTTGGCCAGAATAGGAGAAGCAGAACAAATGGCAAAAGGTGGGCCTCTATCAGAAGCAAATCTGGCTGAATTAGGCAAGTACAAAGAACAATTTAGAGCAGGACAAGCAGAAAGAGGTCTTTTTTCTTCTGGTGTTTCAGCAGCACAAGAAGGAGAGGTTATGCCACAGATGGAACAAAGATTAAGAGATGCTCAGGTTCGCCAATTATTAGATGTTGCCCAAGGATACGACCCAATATTATCCAGTCAAGCGGCAAGGATGGCTGGCGGAGGCGGAGGAATGGGCGGAGAAATGATGGGTATGGGAATGGAAAAATTAGTAGCAGGAAAGGGCGAGGACTGGTGGGGGTTAAAAAAACCTAAACCTACAAGTTTTAATGTCTAAGAAAGGGGTGAATAAGAATGGCTGATTACTTATCGAACATGCTTGCTGGTATTTCAAGAGGATATGTTGAATCTATGAGAGCCAAACAAGAAGAAGAAAGAACTATCCGATTACAGACCAAAATGTCTGAAATGCAATTTGAGAATGAGAGAAAAATGCGCCAGTTGGCCATAGAAGAAACTGCTAAAGCAGAAGAAGAAAAAAGAGAAAGAGAAATCCAGGGTTATAAAAAATTGGGGGTCAGTGTTCAAAAACATGCTGATTTACTGGGAGATTCTCCTGAACAAGTACAACGCTCTTTGGCAATAGGGAAGTTAATGGAAGAAGAAGGGATATCTCCTGAAGTTGCAAATATTATTTATAAGACAAAAGCCACTGGAACAGGAGAGTTTGCAGAGGAAAGATTAAAATTACAACAAGAGAAACTTCAATTTGAGCAAGAAAAATTTAAACAATTACAAGAATTTAAAAAAGACTTGCAAAATAAAAAGGCTCCATCAGAAGTTATAAAAGCGCAAGAAGCATATAATAGATCAATAGCAGCAATGAGAAGTGAAATGGCCAAGCCAAAACGGAGAGGCGTAACCAAAGAACAAACTATGTTGGAATATTCAGAACAAATTAATAATAGTGCTGCAACAGTAGAAAGATGGAGAGAAGAAGCAGAATTACCTCCACTTGGTTTAGCTACTATCGAAGAAGAAGATACTCCTGCTGCATGGTATCAAAAATTATTTGGTACTGAAACTGTTAAAAAGCCAGTATTGAAAGGTAAAAAAATTGAGGCTAAAAAAGAAACTCCCATTAAACCTACTAAAGATTGGAAAACCAGAATAGATGAAATAAAGAAAGAAAACCCTAAAATTACTCCAAAAGAGATTGCAGCTAAATTAAAAAATGAAGGGATAGAGATTAAATAATGGTTACGCCTAGAGCATCTGAGATCGCCAAAGTAGTAAAATATTTAAAAAGTATTGGAGAAACTGGTGTTTCTGCTGAAACTCCTAAGTTGGGATTACAGTATGAAATAGGATTAGCTAAAACAGCACCCGAAGCTGTAAGTAAGAAAGTTCGTACACCACATTGGATAAATTCTGATACGGGGGAGATTATTACTTCTGGAAAACCAGGTCAGGCACATGATGAAATATTAAAAGAAGCAAAAGGGGAAGTATTAAAAAAATTCCAACGGACTCCTAATATTGGTAGAATATCTGAATTTCCTGATTATGTATCATTTGAATTTGGTACAATAGGAGAGGCTGGTGTTAAACAATTTGGTGATCCTGAAAAAGTAATACCTATGTTACAAGGGAAATTTAGTAAGCCTATTGTAATCCCTGATGAGAAAGTGTATGGTAATTTAGCAGGGAAGGTGTTTGGTGTAGGAGCTATTCCTGCTGCTGGTATTGCAGCACAGGATAATCAGGAAGATATTTATGCTCAAGTACAAAAAGCTAGTAAGGAAGATATTTTTTATGAACAAGTCCGCTATGCTGCTGGTAGAGAAGATTTGAATGAAAATTTACCTGGAGATGTAAGAGATGAAATAAAAATGGCAGATGATTCACTTGAAAATAGTTTGCCTAAACGATGGAAGGATTACAAAGAAAGTATAAAAACAAAATTAGCAGAAGAAATGCCTTATTCTGTTCCTGGGGGATTGCTTTATACAGCTATCGGTACATTATCTGAATTTGATCCAATCGAATCTATTTATGATTTAAGAAAAAATTATTTAAATCCTAAACCAACGATAGAAGGGGAATGGACTATAGAAAAACAAAGACAGGCTTTTAAAGAAGAATTGTTTGCTAATTTTGAGGCTTTGGGGGAGATGGCTAATTTCATACCAGTTGCAGCTTTACTTACTAAGGCTGGAAAAATCGCCAAAGTATTTAAAAGAACACCTATCCCTAATAAAGTCATATTACCGGAGGGACTGCATCCTATTATGCAACAATCTGATGCTATAAATATAGTTAAGGCAGATGAAATTGAGAAAATATTTATAGAACCTACTGGATTTGCTGAGACTGGGATTGAACCTTTTAAACCAGCACCATTGACAAGGTTAGATCAGTTTGAACTTACTGCTAAAGATTTTGGTATGATAGAACCTACTGCTTATGCTCCCACAAAGATCATTAAGCATAGTGAAATAAAAGATGTCAAAAGAATGATTACTAAAAAGAATAGGCTTGATACTCCTGAAAATCCAAATCCAAAAGTAAGAGAAAAAATACAAGAGATAGAATCTAAATATCCTGATCCATTTAAAACAAAACCCCACCCCGCTATTCAATTGGCTGATGAGGCTGACGCTCGTTTAAGTACATTACATAATGCAGATGACATGGTTGATGTGCCTAAAGAAACATTCATGAAGGGTAATCAAAGAGCAATAACAGAAGCAGAAAAA